GCCGCCGCGAAGGTGGCCACGGTCTCACCGAATTGAGTGATCGCGGTCACGCCCACGGTGAAGGAGGCGATGTTGGCCGTGTTGCCGACCTCGCCGGTCACCGCCGCTCGGGTGGTCACCGTGACGGAGGCCGGCGCCGTGAGCGCGCCGAGGAAGCCGCTCGCGGTGCCCCGGCTGCCGAGCAGCATCCGCTCCTCCATCAGCATGGAGGAGTAGAGCAGCGCGGTGTTCGAGAGCGCCCGCATGTCCTGGAAGCCCTGGGCCGAGAACTGGTTGCTCCACGGCACCTGGTCCGACAGCGAGAACTGCAGGTAGGGCACCGAGGCTTCGTCACCCTGGTAGCTGATCTTCGGACCGCGCAGGAGGGAGAGCGAGCCGAAGGTGTTGGTCGTCGAGTCCGTGATACCCGGGAACAGGTTCCCGACGCCGGTACCGGTACCGGTGTGGCCGGTGATCCTCTTGTACCGGTGCGCGGTGCCGATCCCCTTGCCGCGCGGGATGCGGTTGCGTAGCGGGGTCGGGCGCGGCGTCAGCATCTTGGCCGGCGCTTCGAGGTCGTAGGCGACGTAACCGGTGGACAGCGGCGACGTCAGGGTCAGGTCCTTGACCAGGTCCGGCTGCGCGTCGAGCTGGGCCTGAACGCTGGACAGCACGTCAGCGCCGAGCGCCTTGGTGATCTCCGGGTTCGCCAGCGCCTTGGCGAGGTCGGCGACCGGGTTGGTCGGGATCTGCTCCTGGCCCTGCAGCATCGCGGGAACGAACGTGCTCCGGGGGTCACCGGGGGAGTAGAAGGGGACGGAAGCGAGGGCGGTCTTCAGCGACTCCAGGCGCTCGACCTTGACGGCCGGATCGCGGGTGTCGAAAAGGGCCTCAAGGTCGACGGTCGGCATGGTCGCCGCGTCCTTTCCTTTGAGTCAGGTCAGTTGATGGCGGAGGCTTCGAGCACCTTGCTCAGCTGGTCCTCCAGACCCAGGATCTTCTGGCCGTACGCGGCCTTGACGGCTGCGTCGTCGATCGACGCGGCTGTGATCTTGAGACTGGCGATCTGCTGGCGGAGCTCGTCACCGCGTGCTGCACCGAGGGAGGCGGCCCTGGTCCGCATGCGCGCGGGTCCGCCCGGGGCGGCCATCTTCTCGACGGTCTGCAGTCGCTCCAGTAGCGGCGCCAGAAGATCATTGATCTTCTCTTCGGCGCTCGCCACGGCCTGTGCGACAGCACTCTTGACCAGGTCGGCTGATGCGTCCTTGGTCAGCTTAACCGGTTCAGTATCCATCGTGGGGATCTCCTTGGTTTCGGCGTGCTTGAGCTCGGTCGAGGCGGGCGCCTCGCCTTCGGCAGTCTCGTGCGACCACCAGGCGAGGAACTGGGCGAGGGTGGCCACCAGGTCACTGAGGTCCCAGACCTCGGACTCGCCGCCCATCGCCTCGCGCGCCTCGGCGATGAGACACTGCAGCAGTCCGTCTCGGATGCTCCGCAGCACCTCGGGATCGTGGGCCGTCTCATCGGAGGAGGCCACCGACTTCTCCAGGTCGCCGAGCGCCGCCTTCCAGGTGTCCGGGATCAGGTCGGAGCGACCCAGGGCCTTGGCGCGGGCGCGGATGTGCGCGCGAGCGGCGTCCGGGTCCTTGGCGCGCCCGATCGCCCGGATCGCGTTTTCGAGGTCTTCGACGTTGGCGATCGGGAAGCCTCCGCCGGCCATCGCCTGGCCGCGTCCGGCCATCCGGCGACGCTGGTCCGCCGTGAAGTCGCGCTTGAGCACCTCGTCAGCCGGCGCGTTGCCGCCGTTGCCACCGTCACCACTGTCTCCGGGGCCGGGCGGGCTACCCACCCCCGCCGTCTTCTCCGTGGTCCCTTCGGCGTGAGCCGGCTCGACAGCAGGCGCCGGCTCGGCCTCCCCGGCGGCGGGGGTGGGTAGCTCATCCTCCGTCAGTTCCTCCACCTTGACCAGACCCCGACCCTCGTCAAAGTCCTCGAAGTCGGCCGGGTCAAGCGTTTCACCCGAGGGGGCGGCCTTGGCCAGGGTCAGGCGGCACGACGGGTTGGCCGGGCGATCGACCAAGCTCACCTCGATCACCTGGCCGTCGACGATCCGGCCGCCGGCCGCCTTGGCGTCCACCACGACGCGGGGAGAGCGAATACCGATGCTGAAGCCCTTCAGCACCTTGCTCTTGACCTTGCGGATAGACCCCTCATCCACCACGTGTGCGACGATCCGGTGACGTCCGTCAGCCTCCGCGTATTCGGTGGCAACTCCGGCGGCGATCGGTTGGTGCATCTCGCGAACGTTGCCACCGCTGGTGAACCATTCTGGGATCGCGCGCTTGAGCCAGACGGGATCGGCAATTTGCTTGTCGATGTCCAGCGTGTCATCCGAAACGACACCGGTCACCAGCAGCGTTCCATCTTCCTGGTCTTCCGCCTTGGTGAGTTCGGCGTACAGATTGGCCACATCAGGCATTGGAGGTCTCCTGCTCCGTGTCGTATTCGTCGAGAGCAGACAGGATTGTCTCCATGTCGCTCCACTGCTCCAGTAGACCCATCTTGTTGAGGATGGGACCGACGGCCATCATGGATGGTTCGGTGAACTCGAAGTTGCGCCAGGGGCGACGTCCATCTCGACGCGCCTTGACGAAGCGACGGAACTCCGCCTGTTCGGCTGCCGCGGTCTTCTGCCTGAAGGCGTTGCCGGTGTTGTCGCCGTTATCCGTGGGTATATTGCCCGGACCGGACGTGTGAGGCTTGTTCGGATTGGCATCGCCCGCCGTTCCAGCGTCAGCGCCGCCGGGCGGCTTGGTCGCAGCGAGAGCCGCCGCCTGCGCGCGATCGAACGATCCCTCCAAAGGTACGATGTCGCGGCCAGTGATGATGAACGGGCGGTCGGCGTCGGGGATGTCGTAGCGCGGAAGCCCGACCGCGTCCCGCATCTCATTGGCCGTGAGCACGGCGTTGTGGAATTGAGACTCCATGACTTCTTGAGCCATGCCTTCGTCTTCGGACTCCAGTCCGAGGAACTTGAAGGTGAGCTCGTCAGTCATTCCCATCCAGTGTGTACTGACCCTGTTCAGGATGTTGCGCATCCACTTGGCGAGCGGGCGCGTGCCCTTGCGGTAGGTGATGTTTTCCTCGCCGTCCGACAATCCTTTGCCGCCGAGGCCGCCTTGTGGCGGGAAGCCGAGCTCGGTGGGCATGACGTCGAAGTCATTGCCGATCAGTCGGATCAGATGCAGATCGTAGTCCGGGCGGTAGCGTTCCTCGAAGTTCTGGAGCTGGGACGGCTTGAAGCCCTGGGGGAAGATTTTCGCTCGGTGACGCTCCTCCACCTGGCCGGACAGGTAGTCGTTGAAGACGCGCTCGTACGCCAATAGCTGGTCCGGAGTCATTGGTGTATCGGTCTCGATGAACATCTCGGGGATCACGCCGGCCGTGTACTCGGATCTGATCCATTCGATGCGCTTCATGTAGAGATCGGCGTTGATAATCGCCTGCTCCACGTTCCCCATGCCGTATGGCGAGTTGGCCCGCTTGTAGCGGGGACTGTAGAGCAGAGTGTCTCGATCGAATTCGTCCGTAGCGTCCGAGGTGGCGACGAATTCTCCGCGAGGGAATCCGTGGAGAATCTGCTGATATGCGGGGTTCGGCGCCTGAGGGATCGAACCTCGGTGGTCAAGCAGTGGCTTGATCGTGCTGCCGTCGATGATTTCAAGGCTGTGAAGGGTGCCATCGAGAGCCAGATGCGGATAGATGGTCAGCGCGTCGAGGACGAAATGCTCCTCCAGTGCGACCATGAGCCAGTCGTCCATCGTCATGTTGTTGAGCTTGTCGGGATTCAGCCAGAACTGCTTGATGCGAGCGATGGATTCGGCATTTCTGGTCCGCAGCTCCGTCTCGGCGCTGGCCCTGCTCACGCCGCTACGCTGAGCCTGCTCGATGATCGCGGTCGGGTTGCCGGCCGCCGCCGCCTTGTTGCGGCGCTCGTCTGCGGGAGTCTGGGGCGAGTCGGCCAGGGCGCGCTGCAGCGCCATCGGCGCAATGACGATGTCCCACTCTTGGGCGATCATCTCCGCCTTGCGGATCTCGATGCAGCGCCGAACGATCGAGGCATCGGCGAGGCGCCGCAGAAGAGTCCAGGGGACCACGCGGTCTTCGGTGCCCGGCAGGTTGACCGAGGTCTGGTAGTCGTAGCGTCGGGGGAGCGGACGACCGCTCTGCGGGTCGAGGGGATCGATCGCGGCCGGGCGCACCGGCTTGCCCGGACCGAAGGCGACGAGCGGGTCAACCCAACCGCCTGGCGCCAGCGGACGCGCCAACTGGACGCCGGCCATCGACTGCTGGCGCGGATCGGTTGCCGGATTGAGCGGACTGAGCACCGTGCCTGGAGGCACGCGCAGACCGCTCGCCTTGACCATCTCCGCCGCCAGCCGACCGTAATCGATTTCTCTGGGCGCCGACGCGCCACCACGACGCCGCTTGCTCATGCTGCCTCTTCCTGGGGGAGTTCGGTGCCGCACGCAAAGCAGACAAGGGAGCGAGCGGTGTTGGGGAGCATACATTTCGGACAAAGGTGGGAGATGGCGCGAAGGAACGGAAGAGCCCCTCCACCCGACAGCTCAGTAATTGCCCACACAAGCGCGTCAAGTCGACCAGGAGACCAGCTGTCGCCAGGCACCCATCCACAGAGTTCGTCTTCGAGCTCCAGGAATTGACCAACGTGACTGACTTGCCCTTCGCTGTAGAGATAGCTGATC